CTCAAGCCAAGTAAGTTTGGCTATTCATTGTCTGCTATTGTCGATCAGTCGTTGATCGAACGTCTTGAAGATGACCGCACCGACTCAATCAAATGGGCTGAGTCGAAACTCAAGAACCCGAAGCGTTCCACTCTCAGGCCTGAACCTTGGGAAGAGGTGTCTAAGGGTAAGTACAAAGTTAAGTTCTCTTGGAATGAAGACACACGTCCGCCCGTGGTGGATACAGAAGGCACACCCATCACTGATGACACCACGCCCGTCTATAGTGGCAGCACCGTTAAGCTTGCATTCCGTCAGAAGCCGTACATCCTTCGTGATGGTGTCACCTATGGTACAAGTCTCAAGCTTGTCGGGATCCAACTCGTTACCATCAACGGTGGCGCAGGAGTTGATACTGGTGACCTTGGAGAGACTGAAGTCGCAGCTCTCTTTGGTCAAACAAAAGGCTTCAAAGCTTCTGAACCTAACGTGACTGCAACACCTGATGTGGAGGTTGATGATGACTTCTGAGAGTTTGATGATTACTACGAAACCTTCATCGTCCCAGACTCACCTTTGAGAGGCACGTAATGAAGTTCCGTTCCAAATTGGAAGAGCAGGTAGCTGACTTGCTCTCCACTTTGGGAGTCACATTTGAATACGAATCAACTAAAGTTCCTTACGTTCTTCAATGCAACTACACACCCGACTTTCTTTTGCCGAATGGTATCTATCTAGAGACCAAGGGCGAACTGACCGAACAGGACAGACGCAAGATGAAAGCAGTGAAGAAACAAAATCCCGAATTAGATATTCGGTTCGTCTTTCAAGCTCCCTACAATAAACTCTACAAAGGAGCCAAGTCCACGTATGCCCAGTGGGCTGAGAAGAATGGCTTCCAATGGGCACATTACTCTTCGATTCCTGTTGAATGGCTGACCTAAAGTATGGCACACCCGAGTTTTACGCTGAACTATTTATGGACATCCTTGCTGATGCACAAGGTGATGAACCAAATCACGGAGATGCAATAGTAGAAGGATTTATCCTTGCTATCCAAGACTGGCGTGACTATTATTCAAAGCAGGTAAATGAACTCAAAAGAATTGAACAGCGAGTTCGTCAGGCACCTACCTTGTACTAACTGCGGAAGCAGTGATGCTAACTCGTTGTACACTGATGGTCACACCTTTTGTTTCTCATGTAATGCTTATGGTTCGTCAGAAGATGATGTTCACACTCATAAATCAATGTCGTCAGTAACACTGAGAGGTGAAGCGGTACGACTACAACGCCGCAACATCTCTGAGAAAACATGTCAACAGTACAAGATCTATCGTGATGGTGAGCTACTCAGGTTTCACCACCATGATGAATCCGGTAAGTTGATTGGTTGTAAGACAAAGACCAAAGACAAGGAGTTCTACTATGAAGGAGAGTCAGCAAGCTGTCTCTTTGGACAACATTTGTTTCCAGCCTCTGGAAAACGAGTCGTTATCACCGAAGGAGAACTCGATGCGGCTTCGTGTAGTGAAGCTATGCCGGGGTGGCCGATGGTATCTCTACCTAGCGGTGCTAAATCGGCCAAACGATCGATTCAACGGTCTATCCCATGGCTCCAGGGTTACGAGGAGGTTGTCCTGTTCTTCGACAATGACGAGACAGGCAGTGAGGCAACGAAGGAAGCAGCAAGCGTATTACCACCGGGCAAGTGCAAGATCGCACTGTTCAGTGACAAGTACAAGGATGCTAGCGATGCCCTTCAAGCGAATGACCCTCAAGCAATTCGTGAAGCTATATGGAACGCGAAACCTTACCGTCCAGATGGGATTGTAGATGGTAAGACACTACTAGAACTAGTAACAACACCATCACAGGCAGCCGATCATGACTATCCGTTTCGAGGAATACAAGACAAGCTGCACGGGATCCGATTTGGCGAGCTTGTTACGATTACTGCAGGATCTGGTATTGGAAAATCCTCATTCTGTCGTGAGCTTGCAGCTAATCTGCTACACAAAGGAGAACGGGTTGGATACTTGGCTCTTGAAGAGTCCAACCGACGTACTGCACTTGGACTGATGTCCGCAGCAGTTGGTAAATCACTACACATTGGAGAACATGACCGAGCTACTCTCACCCAAGCGTATCAAGCTACTCTTGCTGACTGGAATCTCTTTCTTTTCGATGGCTTTGGTTCTTTTGAGCCTGATATCATCTACAACCGAATTGAGTACCTGGCAACGGGTCTTGATACAAGGGTAATCTTTCTGGATCACCTCTCCATTCTATTATCTGGTCTTGATGGCGATGAACGTCGCATGATTGACACAACTATGACTAAGTTACGTTCACTTGTTGAGCGTACAGGCATAGCATTATTTCTCGTCTCCCACCTCAGACGTACATCATCCGATCAAAACCATGAGGAGGGAGCACGTGTTACACTTGGACAGTTGCGTGGAAGCGCAGCGATTGCACAACTATCTGACGCTGTTATTGCGCTCGAACGAAATCAACAGAGCACAGGCACTGGAGCTAGTACGACTGTCCGAGTCCTTAAGAATAGATATTCTGGGGAAGTTGGCGTCGCATGTCAATTAAATTATGACCTTGAAACCTGTAAATTCAATGAAACCACTGTTCAGCACGAAGAGTTCGACGCAACAACAGACTTCTAACCAAGAATTGAAACGTCCTAATCCTCCGACTCTTGAGGCAGTTGAAAAAGCTCAATTCAAAGACAAGACCTACAGCTGGAATGGTCGCTAGGCTAATCCTGATTGATGGATTAGTTCTTATTACAAACCTATTTATTTGTGCTGGTGTTGTAAGACATTGGAATAATGTTAATTTTTGACCTAGAAACCAACGGACTTTACAATGATGTTACCCGCATCCACTGTCTTGGTATCTATGATACAGAGACCGATCAAATGCTTACATACAACGATGAGGGCAATACAGAGCCACTCACTCGTGGTATTCAAAGACTTGAGGATGCCGATCAAATAGTCGGACATAACATCATCAACTATGATCTCCCTGTTATTCGCAAACTTTACCCTTGGTTTAATTATACTGGTAGGGCTCTTGATACTCTGGTCATGAGTCGGCTCTTCCATGCAGATATTCTGAAGGTAGACCAAAGACGTGAATGGAAGAACATGCCTGTACAGTTGTACGGCAGACATTCACTCGAATCTTACGGATACAGATTGGGAGAGTACAAAGGTTGCTTCGGTAAAGACACCGATTGGAAAGAGTGGTCCCAAGAAATGGAGGACTACATGATACAAGATGTTGTTGTTACCACCAAACTTTGGAAACATTATCTACGCAAATACCTGATTGGCTGATTCTCGAACATGATGTAGCTACAATCCTTACTGAACAAGAAATCCATGGATGGTACTTTGATGAGCCTGCTGCATGGCAACTTGAATCGACTCTCAGAGGCGAACTTGAAGAGCTTAATCAATTACTACGCAACAGGTATCCTTACGTCGCAGGAGCGGAGTTCACTCCTAAGCGACCTAACAAAACCCAAGGATACATCACCGGAGCTACTTTCACTCGACTGAAGGACTTCAATCCGACTAGTCGTGACCACATTGCATGGGTCATGAAGACACATCATGGTTGGGAACCAAAAGAAAAGACTGCATCAGGTAAGGCTGTTATTGATGAAGTCGTCCTCAAGGATATAGGCTCAGAGGAAGCTCTGCAGTTCTTTAGATGTCTAGAGCTAACCAAGCAGCTAGGCATGCTTTCTGAGGGCATCAACGGGTGGCTAAAGCTCGTTCGTAATCATCGCATACACCACCATTGTTCAGTCGCTACGAACACATTCCGATGTGCTCATCGTAAACCAAACCTCGCACAAGTTCCTTCAGATGAAGCTTTTAGAAAACTATTCAAAGCGTCACCGGGCTATGTCATGGTGGGCGCAGACCTTAGTGGGATTGAGCTGCGGATGCTTGCTCACTATCTTGCTCGCTATGATGGCGGACGTTACGCAGACGTACTCCTTAACGGAGACATCCATCAAGAAAACGCTGACAAAATAGGCATCAGTCGACGCCTTGTTAAGACAGTCACCTATGCCTTCTTGTATGGTGCAGGTGATGCAAAAATCGGACTATCTTATGACCCACAACTATCGTCGTCAGCCGCTAAAAAGAAGGGCGCTGAGATCCGTCAAGCTTACATGGATGCAATTCCTGGACTTGAGAAGCTGGTTAATGCGGTTAAGTCCAAGGCAGAATGTGGTCACATCAACCTGTGTGACAATCGCCGCTGCGCTGTTGATGGTCGACTAAAG